TTGCCTTTGGCAACCCCGTATTGTATCATTATGTTGATGCATATGTGAATTGGTTAATAAGTCAATATGGTATGTTTGATTTGCGCTCTTCTATATTATCTAATGCTGAGATGTACAATTTGTACACCGGTTCAGAAGTGTTGACACGAGAACAATTCGACTGGGAATTTGATGCAGAACCAAAGTCACTGCATAAAAGTTGTCACGCTACGATGCAATCGGGCATTAAGCACACCGTTAAAGGTGCGCCTAAAAAGAAGAAGATGTCTGGTGCTGCCAAAAAGAAGGCCAAGAAGGCCAAATTAGCATTAACCGGTTTGCCTGCGCGCTTACCGGCTTATAAAAGCACCAACTTCAATCCAGCTAAGGTGCAGGATGACATCAAACGATTAAAAGCTTTGTATACTAATAACTTGGCTGCTCAAAATTGGAAAAGTATGGCGCGAAAGGACGTTCCATATGATCCCCATATATTGGAGAAGAAAACTCCTTTACAGCAGTTTAAGCAATTGAAAGCTAAACCTAAAACGGTTAATATACCAAAAGTTCACTCTATTATGCAAGCGCGAGATCTTGCTGCTAGTCGTGAAGGTATATCAGCCCCTGCAATGCATACACGTCCAAATCGTAGTATTGTGCGTAATCACATACAACGTGATCGCATATACATTGGTGCCTTAGAAGGCCGCGCTGGATTGTTGCCTGGACAGTTAATGTTCTCACGACGCAATCGCGCTAGTTATCCTGGTTCGTACTTACAACCGTTGGCTGCCATGTATACTCGTTGGCGTGTGCGAGGTCAGCGCTATATATTAATACCTAGCGTCGGTTCAACCTTCGCTGGTCAGATATTAATGGCACAAGATCCTGATCCTGTATCGACTTATAATGACGATACAACCGCTATACAATCGTTGTCTGTGTTAGTTGGTGGTTCAACAAAACAAGCTTGGGAACAAAATAGTTGTTTCATGCCACATACGAAAGAGCATGACAACTTATTTACTCAAGATGTTGATACCACCGTTGAAGATTACACTGAACGATTTTCCTGTGCTGGTAATTTGTTTATTGCATGTGTTGCTGTTGGTGATATGGCTTCTGCCACTGTCACAATTGGTTCAATTTGGCTCGAGTATGATTATGAGTTTTATGAACCACGCTTGCAACTAAACCAATTATCAGACCCATCATTGATTGGCATAACTGCACCATTGGCATTCATTACGAAATTAACTGCCGCTGTCACTGGTACTGTTCCTGGACCAGGCATTATGCAAGAATTGATGGCTTACATTAATGTAATTGATTTGAGTGTCACAACGATACAATCATTGTATGATGCTGTTGCGACATTTTTCAGTTATTTGCCTTATTCTTTTGCAATTACGCCGGCTGATCCATTGACTTCACGTTACTTGAAAAATGGAGCTGGCGTGTCACCATTAGAACATCCTGGTTATGGTCCTGGTAACTACCAGTTGATCTTTAAGATGTTCATGACATCAGGATTAATGAACAACATTAAGAATGCATGGAATGCATTCTATGGGCCACCCACTTCATCTGACCCAACTGGTGCTCAGTTGAGTGCGTGGTATGTTTATATTAATTCTGGTGGTGCAACACAATATCATGATAAAGGTTATATGCAACCCCGTGCATGGTTTGGTGCTGTACCTCAATTCTCTGGTGTTAATTCAGGAACCGTTAATAGTTTTTATAATGGCAATTATTTCACTACAACTGTTTCTGATGTACCCACTGTTATCGAAGTTAACATATTGCAAGATATCGGTGGTTCATATAACGAGTTGGATGGTAAGACTTATTCGGGTTGTTGGACATGGGACGTTGCGTTTTATGTTAATAGTCGCCGTGGTTATGCCGATCTAGAGTTGTCGATGGCGGACTTCGGCGATACAACATTGAATAATACGATTGCCGCTATATTAGCCGCTGCTGTTGCAACTGAAGATGTTGTTATTACAATGGATTTCACCAATAAGGCATCTAATGTGTTTACTGCCGATGATGATACAGTTAAGCGTGCTGATAATTTGTGTACTTTGGCAACATTGGCACACGATAAGAAGTTGGCTCTCCATAAGAAGAAAGTGTTGGAAAGCAAGCGAGACCGTGTGCCAGATCCTATTGGCCCTGAAGTTAAACGTGGTAATGGTGAAGTTACATTTGAACCACCACCAATGGTGGATCCGCGTGCCATTATTGAACGTAATGCTATATTAGCTGGTAAAACATCTCCATATTGGTCGTATGCCAACCGAACTTCAATTAGCGATGAAGAATTCAAGACCAAAGCGAAAGAAATGCTTGATAATGCTTATATGGTTCAACGTGCTATGGCAGATAGTGATGATGATGATAAAGATGAAGGTAGAGATGTTAGTACTACTAACGCCACTTCTTTGTCAATTAAGGAGCGCCGACTGCGACAAGCGTCGGCGCCGGGTGGTCGAGGTATAAAATTACGTTCGGGTCTCACACCTGATCCGTTTCCAAATGGTCGTGATGAGCGACGTGATCCTCCACCAATCGATACACCAAAGGGCAAATCTCAATCTAATAAATAGTTAGTTGTGATTTGTTGTAAAAGTATTGGTTTATTTTTGTTCCAATACCATGGAATTTGTACTTAGATGATGGGTTCTGAGATGCGTATATAGTCCTCGGGCCGGGAAGGTCTGGGCTGGCTGGAACTGACGCTTAGCAATAATTCCTTTGGTGTTATAAATTTATATAGTTTGTATTTTTGTGTTTCTGATAAAACATTGTTTGTGTTTTAGGCCGAAACTAACCCCGTAGAAGGTC